CATAGAAGTAGGTAGGGTAACTGAATTTAGGTTACTACATCCAGAAAAAGCACTAGCCATTGTTGTAACTAAATTCATTGTTGCTGGAAATGTAACCGTTTCTAATTTATTACAACCATTAAACATAAAACTTATTGCAGTTACACCAGTCAGTGAACTAGGAAGGGTAACTGTGTCTAATTGATTGCAACCACTAAAGGCACTAGTTAGCCCAGTTAAACTATTTTGTGCACCAGTAGGAAAGGTAAACGACGTTAAACTAAAACAGTTTGACGCTATAGTAGTAGCGGAAGTCATTGTATATCCACTAGGTATGGTTACGGATCTTAAACTTCCACAGGTGGCAAACGTTGAGTTCATACTAATAGTAGCACCTACCGTTGTTGGTAAAGTTATATTTTGTATATTAAGACAATTACTAAATGCAGTGTTTAAATCAGTTATACCAGTGGTTGTTGGAAAGGCTACCGTGATTAACGTGAAGCAATTTATAAAAATATTAGTAGCACTTCCAGTTATATTAAAATTACTTGGAAATATTAATTGAACTAGTGAATAACATGCATTAAACATTGTAGTTGCAGTAAAAGTAGTTGCAGCAACTGGATTTGGTATATTAAGTAAACTTAATGAATAACATGAACTAAACATACTACTTGTGTTAATTAATACACCAGTAGAAGTCCAACCTGTTAATTTAACATTAGCTAATGAAATACATAAACTAAATGCAGAACTATAATCTGTACACGTAGCTAAAGAAGGTAAATTTATTGCATTTAAAAGATAACATTGAATAAATGCCTGATTTAAAGTAGTACATGAGTCTAGCGTAGTAGGTAAGGTAATTGAGGTTATTCTTTGGCAATTGTTAAATGCATTTCCAAGATTTGTTATACCAGTTGCATCTGGTGGAAAAGTAAGCGACTGTAGGTTAACACAATTTCTAAAACATAAACCAAAAGTTGTCATATTAGGTGCAGAGGTAGGCATTACCAAAACTGCTAAGCTATAACAATAATCAAAAGCATTGCTAAATGAAGTTGCATTAAATGTTGCAGGTAACTTACAGTATTCTAACATTGAAAAGTTTCCTTGAGAAGCTCCAATAGTTGAAACAATATTACCCATAAAATAACTTGCAAAAGTAGTTGCCGCAAATCCATCTCCAAAATAGGCTTCTAAGACTCCCCATGTATTAATTGCAACTGGAATAGAATTGTTAACAGCGGTGGTAAGAATAACAAACTGTGAATCAGTAATTGTAACACCAGCAGCAGAACCATAAATTCGGATCTTAAAAGTAGTATAACCTCTAGAGCAAGGAGTTCCTGTTCCAACTGTATAACTATGTTGAGTAGTTACCGCAGTTGTTGTTGAAATTGTACTTGTAGTTGAGTCTCCCCAATCAATTATTAAGTCTTGTGAACCTGTCCTAGAGAATGTAGTCTTGATTGCATAGGTTGCAAGGCCAGTATCCGCAACTAGGAATTGAACTTCATTTGGTGCATCAGTAATTGATATCCAATCTACTGGTCTGGTCCATGCAGTAGTTGATGCTGGTTTTAATGGTGCAAGACCGCTTTGTGCTGGTAAATTAAAAGCCATATTAAGGAGTTATTGTTGTTATGATTACGTCGCCAATTATATCAGCAACTGGTTGATAGTTTGCCCAGAATTTACATGATCCTGCAGCACTTGTTACAAATGGATTTACTCTTGCTAATAGCGTATCATAAACACTTGCATTATAAGGAGTAAAGTCTACTACTGTTGATGTACTAATACTTGCATTTGTATAAGTGTAGTACCAAAGTCCTGGAGTTGCATCATAAACCCATGAAGTATAGGTTAAGGTTACATTTGTAACTAGCAAAGGAGCACTACCACCACCACCTGTACCAGAACTACCTGAGGTTCCACTAGAGCCTACACCTGAAGTTCCTGAACTACCAGTAGCACCTGAAGTACCGCTTGTTCCATCTGATCCTATTCCACTTGTTCCACTAGTTCCGCTAGTTCCATTTGATCCTACTCCAGAAGTTCCAGAAGTACCAGAAGTTCCATCTGAACCAATACCACTAGTACCTGATGTACCACTTGATCCAACTCCTGATGTTCCTGAGCTTCCAGTAGCTCCACTTGTTCCACTTGTTCCATCTGAACCAACTCCTGAACTTCCTGAAGTACCACTTGAACCTACTCCACTTGAACCACTAGATCCATCTGAGCCTGAAGTTCCGCTAGTACCATTTGATCCAATACCACTAGTACCTGAGGTACCACTAGTTCCACTAGAACCAGTTGCAGCAATTATGGCTAAGAAAATTTCATGATTATTTGCAAATTGTGGATTACCACCAGAACTAACTAGTGCAACTGGAACAGTCCAGTAATTAGAGGCTCCAGTAATTAAAGTAGTTGCTCCATTAATAACCCATATTTGATAATTTGCACTATCATTTCGATCTTGAATTGTAAGTTGTTGACCTACTTGTAATAGAGCTAAAAATATATCAATATCAGTTATTGGAGCATCCGTTAAATGATTTATGTTTATTTGGGTTGAATTAATTAGTGTTGCATTATTCCAAAGAATATGACCATTTCCAGGATTACCTGATTGTGCATTATCTTTAGCTTCATAATAGAATACACTAGTTGAAACACCATTTGCACCTGAAGTACCAGAGGTTCCGTCAGAACCGGAAGTACCAGAGGTTCCATTAGATCCTATTCCACTTGTACCTGATGTACCATTAGTGCCTGAAGTTCCTGATGAACCAGAAGTTCCTGAAGTACCGGTAGAACCGCTTGTACCACTAGTACCACTAGAACCTGAAGTTCCACTTGTTCCATCTGACCCGTTTGAACCTGAAGTTCCACTTGTTCCATTTGAACCACTTGTACCTGATGTACCTGAAGTTCCATTTGATCCACTAGTTCCGCTAGTTCCATTTGATCCACTAGTACCTGAGGTTCCATTTGAACCATTTGATCCAGAAGTTCCATCAGAACCATTTGAACCACTAGTACCTGAAGTACCACTAGTTCCATCTGATCCAGTAGAACCAGAAGTTCCTGAAGTACCATCTGAACCAGAAGTACCAGTAGATCCATCTGAACCTGAGGTACCGCTAGTACCGCTAGTACCAGTAGATCCACTAGAACCACTAGTTCCTGAAGAACTTGTAGAACTACCAGGTCCAACCCATTGTCCTTGAGTATTTATTACTTGACCATAAGCGGCAATATCAAAAGATTTTGCAATAAAAGTATCAGCGGTTATATTAACCTCATTTGTACTTACTTCGATTGGAATCTCTACTCCCAATCCATCAGTTAATTTTTGTGGAGAGCCTGAGACTCCGCTTGTTCCTGAGGTACCAATACCTACAAGGGAAGGATAAGTTTGGTATATTGTTTTTCCGGTTAAATTGGCCATTCTGATTCTTTAATTTTATATACAGTTATTCCAAATAAGTGGGCTAAGGTTCCATACGTCTGGAAAGGTAGACCATACTGCACATTCATTTGGTTTTCGGGTTAAGTAGACAACGCTTTTGCTAGTTTCATTATCACTAATATAGGTTACATCGGGTATTTCTTGAAATTCATTCTCAAGAAACATTTGTCCTCTGTTAATTAGCACTCCTGGTTCAGGATCTAATGAAGGAGCATTAACTGCCCATAATTCATAGTCCCAATTTCCACTAGGACTAAGTGCAACAATTCCATTTATTGGATCTTGTGCATTAGTAACAGTTAAGGTAATTTCAAATTCAGTATATCTTGTATTTTGCGTTACAATATTAGGAACTACCGAAATAGGTTCTCTTGCAAAACCATTTTTAAAAATGAATAAGAAGTTATTGGTATCCCATGGATTATTCTCTACCGCAAGTGTATTGATGTAGACAATTATCGAATTTTGGCTGAGATTGTTTAAATTAATCAAGAGACTTCTGCTATTTTTATTTAAGTATAAAAAGTTTCATAGTTGACATTAAAAACAAAGAAAGGGTACCGCTCAAATGAGCAGCACCCCTATTTGTAATCTAATGAAAGCTTAGATTAGGTAGTTACAATAGTAAGACCGCCGCCAATAACATTAGCTAACGTATCATCTAATGGAACCATAGGTGCAGGTTCTTGACCTTGCAAAGTGATAGTGTATCCATTAAGATCGCCTACAGCAGTTCCAGTAGCACCAGAACCAGCAGACATTACACAACCTCTAACATTACCCATTAACCAAGATACATTGTTGTTATCAACAAAGATAACGCGAAGATCACGATTTTGAGCAAGTAATAGAATTTGATTGCGTTTTGCAGCATCTAATTTTTGGAATACAGCAGTTAATTCAGGTTGGTAGAATACAGTACCGTTAACATTAGAAACGTTAATAGACTCTGTAGTTGATGCAGTATCTTTTGGAAGATAGAATTGGTAGAAAGTACCTGTACCAGCTAAGGCAGTTACTTCACCAGCTGTTTCAGTTACAGTAACATCAGCAGCCCAATCTCCAGCATATACATACATTTCTTTAATTCCACCGATTGCGTTCATACAATCTAAAGCAATAATATCGGTTATTAAACAAGACATGTTTTTAAGAGTTTTTTTAGTTTTGATAGAGAGGAGTCTTACGACTCCCCTTTCTCGGTTTTTATTAAAGTGTTGAAACGAATTGAGAAGCGTAAGCAGCAGTTCCTAAACGGAATTTAGCCATAAAGTTTACGATATCTTGTGAAGGATCGTAGTAAAACTTAAACTTATCTTGATCGTCTAAAAGACCAGTTCCAAAGAACGAGTATTTCTTAGGACCTAAGCAGATGTAGTTGTTATCGTTGATACCACCAGCAGCATAGATAGTTACGTTAGTACCAGGATAAATGAATGCAGCAGGACCAGTAACACCAGCAGCGTTATTGATGTTAGGGTATTGAGCGATAATCGCATTACCTTTTGCTTGTAAAGCTTGAACAACGATAGCGTAGTTAGAATATGACATAGACATAACTAGATCATTTTCTTGCTTTAGAGCATTTGACAATTTGCTTATGATTCCCCAGATTGTAGTATCTGCAGTAGCAACTGTTAAAGGAACAGTGATAGCTGGAGTAGAACCAGAGTTACCTGACCAAGTAGCACCGTTAGCAACTGTGATTTGATCCATAAGACCATCTAAGGTAGCACCATCACCTTGCCAAATTGTGTTCTCAATGTAGGCAGCAATATTGTTTACTTTGTTATCAGCGATCAATTTCTCGAAAGGAACTGATTCTAGATAAGCAGATGGAGAAAGTTGGCTTGACAACCAGTAGTTACGAAGATCTTCTGGACAAAGTTGTTCTTTCAACATTTTTGACTGTACTATCAACGGGATTTGAGAGAAGTCAGTAGTGTTTGTACCGACTTGACCAGCTCCGAATCCACAAGTGGAATCCAAGATGTCAACGGTTGAGTTCAATACGTTGATTGCAGTTGTTCCAGCAGTTAAGCCAGCACGAAGAGTCAACATTTGAACTGAGTAGCTCTTTAGGAGAGCAGCACTGATTAGGTCTGTAGACAACTGATCAGTATAAGTACTTAGGGCAGATAAATTAAATGACATGATTTAAAATAATTTTTTTTAGTTTGATTTTTATTTTACGAATTCTGATCGTAATGTTTTAAGTGCAGCAACTCTTGCCTCGATTGTGTCGATAGCTCCGGTTACTTCGGTGGTTTTAGAAATCTTTGCAGCAGCAGGTGCTTTAGCAAATTTCTCCATTTTGGTTTTCATAGCTCCCATTTCTTCTTTAACCTTTGAAATTTCAGTAGCACATTCTTCGATAGCAGCGAACAACATGGCCATTTTTTCTTCGATCTTAGTAGCAATTTCGTCTTTGATTGGAGTTTCTGTTTCTTTTGTTACTTCAACTTCGGTTTCAACCGCAGCGGCTACTGGAATAGTAGCAGTTTCTTCACCTTCAGCAACCTCAGCTTCAGCAGTAGCAATTTCAGCGATCATGCCATTAGCATCAACTTTGATTTTAGTACCGTCTTCTAACGTGTGGTAACCTTCAGGTGCTGGAGTTTTACTTCCGTCTTCAGCAACAATCATTACAGGAAATCCAACTTCTAATTTCTCAACTTCAACAATAGTGCCGTCTTCTAGTTTTGCTGTTTCAAATTTGATTGGCATATTTAAGACTTCACGGATTTGGTTCAGTTTCAATTTGTAGTTTGACATTCCGTTTAGATTTTTTTTTACAGAGCTTTTTTATGCTCTTAATCGTAAGTAGAAAATAGTGATGGGTTGACATTTTCCAAGCTAAAAAACCAGCTAATAGAGTAAGTTAACCCTTTAGGATTTTCTTAATCTTAGTATATTTACGCTGAGCTTCTATTTCTTCCATATCTGAAAATAAACCTTCAACTGAAAAACCTTTAAGTTCTCCAGCCTTTACTCTCTTCCAAACTACTGCATCTTCTACCTGCATCTTAACCATCCAAGTTCCTTTAGGATAATTAAAACCGTAGATTGTATTGGCTTTGTCTGTCTCAGTATCTTCAATTAACCAGGTCTCAAATACATAAGTACCGGCATCTTTGTTTTCTTCGTGATCTTGGTTAACATCATTTGTGCGGGCTTCCTTCATGTACTTCTTTGCAATCTCTGCAATTGTTTCTGCTGAGAAGACTACACTATAAGGTTGACCATTATCATCTATTCTTGGAATCTCCATGTCTGGAATCATGCAAGGACCAACTAGAATCCTTTGTTCTTCATCAGCAAACTTAAGTATGCTTGAAAATTCTGATTTACCACTTAAACCTGGTAAAGCGTTTTGTGGAGACTTAAGGAATCCTCTTCCTGTAAGTGTTCTAGGAGCAGTAGCCGCCATTCTCTCTTCATATGAAGCATCTATATCAACTGGTAAAACTTTAAGTCTAGAACCTTCTCTTTTAACACTATACTTTCTCCAAAAATGTTGGCAGTTACTTCCACCTTTATACATAAAGATTGAATAATCTGAACCTCCACCTGGACCAAACTCAGTATTTAAGTTATTCAATAAGGTTACTTCTTCTCTAGAATAATAACGATTAAGCGACATCATAGTCCGACAAAATCCTCTTGATCCTGAAGTAGAGACTCTTGAACTTGCAAACTTCCAAACAAACTCTTCTG